CTCTCCCGTGATATAATCTTCGCCGGAGGATTGCGCAGGACGAACAAAACCAAAAAACCTGCTAAAACGGCGCAAACAACCTCTTTTGCAGAAATAAAAAAGCCGCGACCAAAATGCGTCACGGCTATGCATAAATATACAAGAACAACTTTATCATTCGCCCATCTTCATCAGCTTAATCGCCTCGGGCAGCACCAATTTCCCATCGATCCTCTCCGTGGCGAAGAACCCCACTTGATCATTCTCCGCGTATTTCTCGTTTAACACCTTAAACCGCATTTCTCTGCGATCCGCGATCCAGTAGTAGGTGAAGTCGCCGAAGGCCATCACCAACGCTCCTGCTGCCATTTCAGGGGCATAGGGAGAGGTATACACAGGTCTGCCAATGATTGTGTCCGGCGTACCCTCTTTAACAGACGGCTGCCAGATGTACTGGCCGTCCGTGCCTTTGATTTTTCGCATCACTTTCATCGTGGAATCGTTGGTCACAAACACCGCCCTGTTGCGGTACGGCGGCTTCAGGCTGTAATAGAGATCAATAACATCGTCGAATGTTATAGTCGCGGCATCGGCGGCGGTCACGCCAACCGGCGCGCCGCCCGTGGCCAGGAAAATGCCCGTGGGCTTGCCGTCGCCGTCGCCGAGGCAGAACGCCTCTTCTTCCCGCGTCCCCATGCGCCGCGCGAATTCGGATGCGATGAAGGTCTCCATGTTGAACGCGGAATCTTCCAGCAATTCCGTGGAGGCACGCATTGATGTACCCAGCTTGTAGGCGTTCAGCACAATCTGGCTGAATGTGACGTCGCTTTCCGGGATGGTTTCATTTTCATCCATCCATTTGGCCTCACCAAGCGTCGCGGCCACCGGCACCTTCAGCTTTTCCCTGGATGTGGATACGATCCGTGCGATGCGCCGGAAAATGTTCTGCTCTTGCAACGCCTGCACCAGCTCATTGGCGAAATCCTCCGGCACCAAGTATCCGCCGGATGTGTCAGTACCAATGGAGAGGACATTAGACACTCCGCGCCCGCGTATGGCGTTCCAAAAGGCATGGGAATATTCATCCTTCCCACGCTGCGATATGCTCCCCGGTTGGATCAGCAGCGGCTTGGACGTATTCGTCATCAGCTTCTGTTCCAACCCCTTCTGCCTCTCAAGCCGGTCGATCTGATCGCCGATGGAAATCAACTCGGCTTCCATCTTGTCGTACACCGCCGCGTCCTCATGTGAAACCATGCCGTCCGGCGTCTTTTTTGATTCCAGAAACGCCTTGGCCTGGTACCAGAGATTTGCTCGTTTTTCCATCAACTGCGGTATGTTATCCATTGCCATTACCTCCGTCCTTTATGTACGCCTTCCCAGCGTCCCTAAGTTTTATGACATTCCCATTCACAAGATATTCGTCTCCGCCCTCTCCGGGCGGCAGCGGATTCATGTTTTCCAGGCGGCGGATATCGTTTACCGACATCCAGCCGTTTTGAAGCCCCTCGGTGTACCCCTTCATCCGGGTTTCATAGTCGCCGCGCAACATACCATCCAAGTTAAACTTGATAACCAGCTTCTTCCGTTCGGATGATGATAGCAGCGACATGTTCATCGCCTGTTCCAATCGCACAACCCAGGGATTAAGCGTGTTCTTGACAAAATCCAGGGATTGTTGTTCAATATTGGAGAAGCTGGACTTCTCCAAATCCCCGATCATGTGCGGGGGCACCTTGAATACCCTCGCTATTTCGTTAAGCTGAAACCGGCGCGTCTCCAGAAACTGGGCCTGATCGGGCGGGATACCCACAGCATGAAATTTCATGCCCTCCTCAAGGACGGCGACCTTACCGGCGTTCCTCGCAGATTGGAACCGTTTGTTCCAATCTTCCTTTATTTTTTCCGGATTACTCAGGTTTAAGGGGAATTCCAACACACCACCGGGGCTGGCACCGTTGGCGAAAAAGGACGCGCCGTATTCTTCCGTGGCCATAGCCATGCCGATTGCGTTTTTTGCCAGTGCAATGGGCGGATAACCCACCAGCCCGTCGAAGGAAAGGCCGGGAATGTGGAGGACATCGTATGCCTCGAGGATAACACTTCCGGTCTTGTCGCGGGGCCGGGTCTCGTCAGTGTCTTTCCAGTATGTATAAAAGATCTCGCCTGTTTCCCGGCGGGAAATATCCATCTTGTTGGGCAGCAGCGGGTACAGGGCCGTGATCCGCCCCAGGCCGTCCCGGACGATCTGAGCGTAGGCGTTACCGTATAATAACAGGTGGTTCATCATCGTTTCGCGGAAGGTAAAGCTGGTCATTTCGGGATTTGGTACAGTGTGCAGAATATCATACAGCGGATGATCATATATGGGCTGAACGCCGTCGCCCTCATACCGATAAACGCGCAGCGGCAAACTGGCGACGGCTTCGGAAATGACGCGGACGCAAGCGTAGACTGCCGCCGTCTGTAGCGCGGACTTTTCGCTGACGCTCATGCCGGACGCAGATCTGCCGCCGAAAAAGACCGGCGTGGTGGAAAGGCGGTTTTGAACCTGCCGACGGAATAACCTGGAGAAGATATTGTCCAACGCGCAATCACCTCGGTGCAAACGAGAAGAGCCGCCATACGGGGCGGCTCGCCTTGATAAAGTATATTATTGGAATGGCTATGTTAGAATGTTAATTCGTCAATGGCCGACATTACGTCAAGCATCATGAGCGCCCCGTACCGGTAGCCGTTGACAAACTGTTCGGTGTCCGCAAAGCAACTGAAATCCCGCTGCGCGGCGGCATATTTTTCATACAGCACCTTTTCCGCAGCATTCAATGTGGCCAAGAGCTTTTCCTCGGCGTCCACCATGATTTTCAGGGCTTTTTCGTAATCCGTGTTTTTCTTGAACGGACGCTCGGAGGGGTTTGTGTTCCCCGGCGCAAATTCACGTAAAATGCTGATCATTCGGTATCACCGCCTTCGCCGGTATTATCGTCGACATTGACATCGCTGACGATAGTGTTGTTCTCCAGTTTCGTTTTCCTGCGCGGGTCAACGCCGCTCGACCAGGCGCTATTGCCGCTGAGATTTTTCCCGAGCAATTTTCTGATAAGCCGATATTCGGGGCCGATCAGCCCCAGCCCGATCAGGAACACCCGCAGGGAAAATTTCTCGTTCGTGAAATCCCGTTCCTGAGCGGTCACGCGGGTCTTTTCCTGGGCTGTTTTGCACAATGCTGCCACAAACTGGCTGTAGGCGGTTATCGTCTCGCCGTCCGAATCCGGCTTGAACCAGGGAAACCCAATCGTCCCGGCTTCCGTGGTAATGATCGGCAATTCGTCAATCCCCAGCGTCTTCTTGATCAGGCTGGCCTTGGAATCCACAAGTTTCCGCAGGTTTTCCAGCTTTTCCGGCGTAAAACCTTCCGTCGGCATTTCGATGGTCAGCAATCCGTGCTTGGCGGGTTCCGCGCCCGTTTCGGCGGCATCTTCCGGCTCTGCTGCCAAGACGATGTCGTCCAACTGAGTGACGGTCCCGAATCCCTTCTCGGCCAGTCCGGTCCCAAGGTTGGTGTTATCCGGGCCGGTTAGCGTGCCCTCCCTGTCGACCGTGTATTCGCCGATTGTGAACTCGTATCGCGGCGGGCCGCAGTATTTCTGCTCTGTTCCGATCATTTCCGCGACAGCGGCGACCAGGGCCTTGCGATCCTTCCCTTTGACGTTAAATTCGAGCTTCATGTCATTCCTCCTTTATTTTACGGACTTTGCCCGAGGTAGTGACATGTTAGCTCTGATTTGCCGCCCGTTCAAGTCACAATACATGGAGAAATGCTGATTCTACGGGGTTTTTAATCACATCGCCTCGTATTGGACAGCGTTATGGCCGAATGGCAGGATTTGCACAATGACATCAGATTCTCATCCGAATTATTGCCGCCTTCGGCAAGGGGCAGCTTGTGATGCACCTCTTCGGCGGCAACGAGCCTCCCGGCCTCCCGGCACTTTTCGCAGAGCGGGTGCTTGGATATGTACAAATCCCTGATCACATGCCAGCGGCGTCCGTATCGTTTATAAAAGTCAGGATCATTTTCAAGGCGGCGTTTATTGTAATCCCGGTTGGCTTCGCGGGCGTGTTCCTCACAAAAGCGACTGTATGTCAGATTCGGACATCCGGAATAGGAACATCGTTTTTTGGGTTTATATGGCATAATATCCTCCTTTCCGGCGGGTTTACCAATCGTTGTCGTCCTCGCCGCCCAGAATGATCAGGCCGCGCGTGTCGTATACCGAGCCGTGCTTCTTTTTCTGAATCGCGCAATCCAAAGCCATAATCGCCGCCACCGCGCCGTCGATCTTCTCCGTGGATTTTTTCTTGGACGGCTTTATATTCCCGGCGGGATCGGTCTCGACGTAGACATTATCAAAACACCATCTGAGCACAGGGTTGGCCCCATGCCGGATTTTTCCGTCCAGTACCAGTCGCATGAATTCCTTACTGGGTGGCGAAAGGCTCTTGTACCCCTGCCGGAATCGGATAAGCTCGAATCCGCCCATTTCGTCAAGGTTCTGGATCATCTGGGTCGCTCCCCAATCGTCGAAGGCAATCTCCAGGATTTCGTATTTCTGGCGCAGTTCACCAATTCTATACTCAATAAAGTCGTACTGGATCACGTTGCCTTCCGTCGCGGTCAAGTAACCCTCTTTTACCCATCTGTCGTAAGGGACGTGGTATCTACGGACACGGCGGTCTATGTTGTCGGATGGTATCCAGAAAAATGGCAGTACCGTATATTTGTCATCGTCTCCTTCCGGCGGGAACACCAACACGAATGCCGCGATGTCCTCGCTGGAGGCCAGATCCAGCCCGCCGTAACATTTTCGCCCGATCAGGGCGTCGGCATCAACGGGTTCATTGCACTGATCGTATTTATCCATAGGCATCCAGCGCAGCACCGACGATGTCCATTGGCAGAGAAAAAACTGCCGGAAGTTCATTTCCTCGGCGGCGTTCTCTTTTGCGCTGGCGCATGCGTTCTCCATGTATTCCATGGTGACGGTTACGCCCAGCGACGGATTGACGGATTTCCACACCTCCGGATCTGTCCAGTCAGCTTCTATCGGAGCGGAATACACGACCGGGTAAAATGTGGAATCGATTCTACGGCCCTCCAGGATATCGAGCGCCTTGCTATGCACTTCCCAGCAGATAGAGTTTTTATCGTGGCCCGCCGTGGTAATGACAAAGTTCAGCGGCTGCCGCCGGGACGCCCCCGCTCCCGCGCCGGTGGTCATGACGTCGTACAGCTTCCGGTCGGGCTGGCCCAGAAGCTCATCGAAGATACATGCCTGGACATTTAGCCCATGTTTGGTGGTGACCTCCGACGAGACGGCAGCGTAGTAGCTGCGGGTCGGAAGATACACTATATGTTTCTGTGATTCGATAAATTTGCACTTTTCCCGCAATACCGGATTAAACAGCGCCATGTCCCGCGCCACATCAAAAACGATGGACGCCTGCTTCCGGTCATTGGCGCATCCGTATATTTCCGCGCCGTATTCGCTGTCGGCGCAGAGCAGATACAGCGCAATTGCCGCGGCCAGTTCGCTTTTGCCCTGCTTCTTCGGTAGTTCCACAAATGCCGTCCGGAACTGCCGGTAATTGTCACTTTTGCGGACGACACCGAAAATATCCCGGACAATCTGTTCCTGCCAAGGCAAAAGCTCAAATGGCTTCCCGGCCCATTCGCCCTTCGTGTGTTTTAGCTGGCTGATGAAGGCGACGGCATGGTCGGCCATTGACCGGGAATACCTGGAGGTGGACAGCATGAACCGTGTCGGTGTGTAGACAAAATTCGCCATGCGGTTACCTCTCGGGCTTGCTGCTTAACAAATACAGCATAACATCGTTATTCGGATCGTCCCCATAGAAATTCTCGCTGTTCTGCGCCACAATCGTCCAAATCCGCGTCCAAGCGGCGTCGGCGGCCTTGAGATACTTCAGTGCGGCCTCGTACATGGGGTTCACGACAATGTCTTTCTTTTCGTTTTTGTAGATGATTAACTTAGAGACAACAAACTCCAACTGCATCCAGCGGACTTTGACAGCGGCGTACTCCGCGATCAGAGCCGGGTTCACTAAATGCAGACATCCCGTTTTCTGGAGCCATTGCGCGGTTTCGTTATAAATTTCCGCGACATCAGGCTCTTCCAGGCCGATGGCGTTGAACTTATCCAAGTAGTACGGCGGCTTCGGGATTTCATCCTGAGCGCCGGGAATGTCCAGAACTTTTATCTTCCGCTTGCCGGGATTGCCCTCTAGAAGTTTGTCCGCAAGGGG